ATGTCCGAGAGACAGCTTAATGATAAAGTAGCCTTGGCTCGTATGGCTTATATGGAAGCGTTTGAAGAAGGAGATAAAGAAAAAGTTCTTCAAGCTCAAGAAATTTTAAATGATGCTCAAGCTGATTTAAAAAATGTTTCCATGCGAAAACAGTATTATAGCAGACAGCAGGAACAGCAACCTGTTGAAGAACCTGTTGTTCAACAAGCTCCTCCTGATCCCAGAGCAAGAGATTGGGCAGCAGAAAACGAATGGTTTGGTCAGGACTCAATTATGACCGCTGCTGCTTTAGCTATTGATGCAGAATTAAAAGAAGAAGGATATGATCCTAATGATGATTACTTCTATAACGAAGTTGATAAAAGGCTCCAAACAGCGTTTCCGCAAAAGTTTGGACAAAGTGAAGAACGTGTGCAGGAAAATACGTCACAACCTGCTCAAGTGGTTTCGGGGACTTCACGCTCGTCTCCGAACTCTGGTAAAAAAGTCAAGCTCTCAAAAGAAGACGTAAGATTGGCTAATAAATGGGGTATCCCACTTGAACAGTACGCCGCCGAAAAGCTTAAAGTTACACAAGCTGATGGCGAATATACTGTAGTAACCTAGAGGCGTGGAGGAAAAAAACATGACACGAAATGAATCACGTATTGAACAACTTAGAGAACAGAATACTAGAGAAGAAGAATGGACCTTTGAAGAGCCGAATGCCCTTGATATTCCAGACGCTGTGAAAGCACGTTTTGATAATGAAGGCATGTCGCTACGTTGGATACGAGTCTCCCTTCAAGGTAAAGATGACATTACAAATGTTGGCAAAAAATTGCAAACAGGTTGGATGTTTGTATCTCCAGAAGAAGTTCCTGAGATGGCTCTAACATCCTTCGTGAGGGATGAAGGCAGGTATCAAGGCTCAGTATGTCGAGGAGACGTTGCTTTGGTTAAGATGCCAGCCGGAAAAGTTACGGCTAGACGAGAATATTACGAGAAGAAAGCAAATGATCAGATGGATGCAGTCAACTCTCAGTTGATGAAGAACTCTGATTCTCGTATGCCTATTACAAATTCTAGTCGTTCTGTCACAACAAAGGGAAGGCAACCGTCTTTTCAAGACTAACTTCCCCAACTAAGGAGATGAAACATGTCTACTACCAAAGCATTTCGTGGTTTCATTCCTGCTCGTAAAAAAGGTGGCGGCTATAACAATGAAGCCGTTACTGATATGATTACTTTGACCTCAACGGGTCAGGCTCAAGCACCCTCCAACAGCATCTTTACCGGCGATCCGGTGGTGCTTCCCGGTGCGAACTTTGCAACGATTTCTCCGTATATCGCTGCAACGCTCAAACCATCTGGAGTGTTCATGGGTTGTCAGTATGTTGAAAACGGCGAGCAGAAGTTCTCCCGCTATTGGCCGGGTGGAACGAGTGCCACGGATCTTAAATTCTTTGTAATCACTGATCCCGATCAGACGTATTACATTCAGGCTTCTCTGTCGCTATCGGCGGCTGAGTTGGCTATTGTCAGAAACTACAACGTAACCGTTAGCTCCACTGCCTCTTCGGGCAGCACGACTACGGGTCAGTCAAGCTACTATCTGGACGGTGCGTCCGGTACAGAAGGTGCTGCTGCCGTTCGTGTAATTGGTAAAGCTCAGTTCCCTGATGAAAAGGACTCTGATGCTTATCCGATTGTGGAAGTATGGCTCAACCATCACCGTGACCGTTTTGTAACGGCTACGGCGTCAACGGCTTAATAGGGAGGATTTATCATGGCTATTAATAGAGCTAGTATTAGTAAAGAACTCCTTCCCGGTCTTAACGCCGTTTTTGGGATGGAGTATGGAGAGGTTAATAACGAACATGAACCTCTTTATGATATTGAAAACTCTGATCGTGCCTTTGAAGAAGAAGTTCTCTTCACGGGTTTCGGCACCGCTCCTACTAAAGGAGAGGGTGCATCGGTTTCTTATGATGACGCACAGGAAAGCTACACGGCCCGTTATACGGCGGAAACCGTTGCGCTTGCTTTTGCTGTCACCGAAGAAGCGATGGAAGACAATCTTTATGACACGTTCGCTAAACTTCGTGCAAGGGGTCTAGCCCGTGCAATGGCGAACACGAAGCAGGTGAAGGCTGCTAACATCTACAACAATGGTTTCTCTGATACCATTGGTGATGGTGCTGCGTTCTTCTCCGCTTCTCACCCGACTATTTCTGATGGTAATCAGTCCAACCTTTTGGCTGCGTCTGATCTGTCGGAAGCAACTCTTGAAACTGCGCTTACCTCCATTCAGAAGATCAAAGATGATCGTGGTATTCTGATTGGTGCAAGTGCTGTTTCTCTGCATATCCCGGTTGATTACTGGGCGGTTGCAGATCGTGTTCTTTCGTCTCCCGGTAACACTCAGACGAGTGCTGCTGATGCGAACCCGAACACGAACGCCATCAACGCAACCCGTCACATGGGCATGGTTCCTGAAGGTTACTTCATTAACCGTCGCTTCACTGATACGGATGCGTGGTTTGTTAAAACGGATGCTCCGAACGGCACGAAAATGTTTGTTCGTACTCCGCTTCAGACCAAGATGGAACCGGACTTCGATACCGGCAACCTTCGGTTCAAGGCCCGTGAGCGTTACAGCTTCGGTGTCTCGGATTGGCGTGGCTGGTTTGGTAGTGCTGGTTAATCAGCAAAATGAGGGAGGGTGGCTTCGGCCACTCTCTCTTCATTCTTAAAGGAGAATTACATGCCTACAAATATTAAAGTTGCAATAGCTACTGGTGATGCTGTTCTTACATATGTGGAAGATGATACGACTGTAGGAAGCAATGGAACTGCTGATGCTAATATTCCCAGCACCACTCGTATCATGGCTATTCATGCTGTAGCATCTGCTGCTGGTTCTTATTCTATTAAAGGTCAACGTCAGATTACAAACAAGACAGCGGAAGGGACAGCTATTAAGTTTCAGGTAGCAGCTAACGAAGCGTCTGACATTTACATCGGTGACATGGGTGTTGCTGTATATGGTGTGGTCAGTGTTTCTGGTCCTACGGATGGTTGCGTTCTAACTGCTATGCTTGGCTAGTTATGCCTAACTACGCATATTTAAAATCAGATTTAATTAATACAACAGAAAATGACTCGTCTGAATTTTCGAGTCAGGTTTCTGTTTTTGTGCGTAAAGCTGAAGAAAGACTTGCCTATTCCTTGGATGATTTTGGTTTAGATGAGTTTAATACTGTTTCAGTATCTTCTGGTAACGCTGCAACTGTATCTTTAAATGATCGGGTTAAAGTAGTTCGTAATGTAAATTACGTTACAAGTGGAGGTAGTTCCAAAACTAATCTGCTTCCTCGCACTCTTGAGTATGTTAATGATTATTGGCCTGTCAGTGCATCAACAGGTACTCCCCGATACTATACACATATTAATAATACAAGTTTAAAAATTGTTCCCACGCCTGTTTCTGTAATTACCACACAAATTCAAAGTCAGTCACAGCCTCTAGCATTAGCTTCTGCTACCGGAACAAGTGCAACAACCACTAATTACTTTAGTGAGAATTGTTATAATGCATTGTTTAATGCATGTATGATTGAAGCTACAATTTATATGAAAGATTGGGACCATGTTGCGCTTTGGTCAGAAGCCTATGGCGAAAGTCTCAATGGATTACGAAATCAAGCCCGTCGCACCAGACAGGATGATATGGCTAATGCAGCCTCTCCTGCTGGTGGACCTAACACAGTTATACAGGGAGCAAACTAATGTCTGTAAGTTATAAAAAACAAACACATAAAAGTAAAGGCAAAGCTGGAAAAAAACCTCACCCTTCTGGAATGTCGCCTCATAGTGGTGCTAGAAAAAACCGATTAACAAAAGCACTTAGAGAAAGGGAGGAAAGGGTAGCTCAAAGAAAAATGGACAAAAATAAACCTCGCCCTGCAAAAAAACCTGCACCTCCTAAAGTGCCAACTATAAGCGGACCACAAGCAAAACCAGCCCACCGTCCTACTATGAAAGAACAACTAGAACATTCTGGTGTAGGGGTTGATTACAAACAGCTTGAGAATATGAAGGGCGGCGGATTAATTGGCGGTCAGAAAAAATTAGATGCTAATAAAGATGGTAAGATTAGTGGTGCTGATTTTGAAATGATGGGTGCTAATAGAAAAAAATATGGTGGCAAGATAACCTACAAAATGGCTGGTGGTCAGGTTGTAGATTCTAGCTATGACTAATCGTTCCAGTATTAGGCAACAAGTTATGAAAGCTCCCAAAAAACGTAAGCCTAAACTAGGAAGTGGTAAACGATTTAAAAATCTTAGTTCTGATCTTAAAAAGAAAGGTGCTAAGAATCCAAAGGCTCTTGCAGCTTATATAGGCCGTAAGAAATATGGTAAAAAGAAAATGGCTGCAATGGCAGCTAAAGGTAGAAAAAGGAGAAGTTAAATGCCCGGACCTCATACACTAATTAAACGTCCTCATAATCTTGATGAGATTGTAGGTCGTCCTACTGGACAAGGCTATGGTGCTGCACGTAAAGGACCGCAAGTTCAGGGACCGCCACAGGATGTTGT